ACTATCAGCAGCAGTAAATGAAGTACCTGAAATTGAAGATATAGTTGTAGTACTTCTATAAGCTGTATTTATTGAAGAATCAGATATGTAATCAGTACTACCTTGTTGATATACTGAAAGTGTAAATGAAGATGGCGGTAATGATGCTATGTTGTTGTCTTGTGTAGCTGACACTGCTATCCATAAATAATCTCTTATATCATTATCATCTCTCACAGGACATTGACTTAATGATAATGATGTTGATGTACCATAATTATGACTACTATCATAAATAAGTTTATATGGATTAGTTGTACTCCAAAGTACATTTGATATTCTATAAGTTACATATGAAATATTAGAATATCTTACGTATGTAGTTCCTGTATATCTATTGTATCCTTCTCTCAGTGTTACATTTACAACTAATGAATCGTTTCCACCTCCTATTGCTCTTGCATATAAAATTGTAAGACCTACATTATAATCATCAGGTATCCACTCATAAGGTGTTCCTACGTATGTCCACCCTCTAGTACTTGTATTATCTACTTCTATCGATGCTCCAGCTCTTCCATAAGATAAACATACAAGATACAAATCACCACTATTTGCAGACGCAGCTAATGGTATTGTGTATTGATTAGTATTATCGTATCTTATAATACCATTTGTATACGTTTCTATTACAGGATTTGCCATAAATTAAGTTATTATATAAACAGAGGTTGAAACACCATTAACTGAAGAACTCCAACTATGTCCATTAGTATTACTAAAAAATAAATAACCTATTGCTGGCGCTGATATCTGAAGATATTGACTTGCACCAGTTGATGATGTATTTACTGTTAAATTAACTCCAGATAACATTACAGAACCACTAGTAAATGCATTACTAGAAGCAGTATTACCAATTGCTTTTATACCTAAATCGTTCGGAGCATAAAAATAAACAGTATTACTATCTCTACTTATAGTTATATTACTACCATTTGCAAAGTATACTGAACCAGCATCTATAGAATTAGTAGAATTATTTATATATAATGGTCCTATATTAGCAACAGATGCAGAAATAGTTGTAGAGATACCATTAGATGAAGACCCGAAAGTTACACCATTGGTATTAGTAAAATATATACTCCCTTTATCATAACTGGCTGTAATGGTATTCCCATTTATACCCCAAGATATACCATTGGCATTACTCAAATAGGCTGTACCACTAGTTATAGTAGTAGCGCTATTTCGTATATATGCCCCACCACCTGCCGTAAGCATTACAGATGTATTGACACCTGCTACTGAAGAACCCCAAGTTACGTTACTACCATTGGTAAAGTAAACGTTACCCTTGGCATAGCTACCAGTAATAGTATTGCCACTTAGACCAAAAGTTAAATCATTAGCATTAGAAAAGACAACTGTACCAGTAGAAGCCACATTAGTCCCACTACCTTTTATAGCAACTCCTCCAGTACCCACACCTGTGCTCCCACCAGCAGTAGCAAATATTGATGTTCCTCCAGTACCAGAAGTGGAGCCCCAAGTTATATTTTGATTTCTAGTATCACTATTAACAAAGTAAATACTACCTATTTCAGAAGTATTTACATACGGGTGAGCATGTGTAGAATTAGTAAGTGATAACGTTAAACCATTACTAGCACTAGAATATGTACCTGATAAACTAGCCAAAGACAATGAAACATTGCCGTGTGTATGAGTACTATTCGCAGCTGTGGTTAAGTAACTTGGTAACGATACAGATAAACCACTACTAGCAGAAGTTACACCAATACCACCAGTTATTGCAACACTGCCATGAGTATGTGTATTAGCGGCATAACCAGTATGTGTATGATCTGACGCAGCAGCTGTAGTCAGATACTGACTATGTGAATGTGTGGTGTATATAGTACCTAGTGATAAACTATTATCTATAGTACGTTGTAACAAGCTGCTAAATATATCCAAAAAGAAGCTAGCAGTAGAAGCTTGTGGAATAAAATTACTTGAAGCACTTACTGCTATTAAGTTACTACTATTTGATACAGCCAAATAATTTGACATGGCACTTGTAGCCTGTAAACCACTAGCTGATACAGTGGTACTAATACCGTCTATAGATAATGATATATAATCACCTGCATATACTGAATTAGCTGCAACAGCAGGAGCAGCAACAGATAATTGTATATATTGATTAGTAGATTGAGTACCAGTGCCTTGAGAAGTATTAACTGTTAAATTATCACCAGAAAACTGTACACTACCGCTAGTAAAAGGTACTGCAGCCGTGTTGCCTATAGCAACTCCACCAGTTCCACCACCGCCTGTAATGTTGAGGGATATACCAGAGCTATTAGCTGTCATTAAACCACCAGTAATCGCTGTATTTAAACCTATATATTGATTATGGGTATGAGATGTATTAGCTACAGACAGTGTAACACCATTACTAGCCGATATACCTGTTATATTAACACCATATATATTTCCGTGTGTATGATTCGTAGCAGGAGCTGTTGTAATAAAATTAGGTATTCCTAAACTTAACCCATTGCTAGAAGATGTGTAAGCTATATTGCTACCAGTTATACTGTTTGTAGTCAATGGGCCATGAATATGCGTGCGACTAGCAAAAAGAGTACTGTTGCTCAAATTTACATACAAACCATCATGAGAATGCCAACTTTCTGCTGCTGTAGTTAAATAATTAGGAACACTTAAAGTTAATCCACTACTACCAGAACTATTTAGCAAATATCCACCAGATACTGTTTCTGTATATATTGATCCATGTGTATGTGTAATATCAGCAGCAGTTGTTAAATAATTACCACTAGATTGTAAACCTACAACAGATAACGTGGTGCTAGCTTCATTAACAGAAATAGAAATATAACTACCTCCAAATACACGATGTAATCCTAATATAGGATTAGCAACCGACAATGTTAAACCATTAGTTGCAGAAGTAGCACTAACATTATATCCTTCAACTAGTCCATGAGAATGAGTAAGGGAAGCATAATTACTCATATACTCAGTAATATAACTAGATACCTCACTTACATTTAAGCTATCTCCTTTATCCCCTTTTGGTCCTCTCAGACCACGCCCTTCTACTAATATACCAGGTACGTATTTTCTAGATCTCATATGATGATTCGTTAATTAAAAGTCTTTCTAAAGTATATAGTTGTTCAATTACAGAATCACGCCTAGCAACTGCATCTGCTGCAAGTATACCATCTAAATATGTTTTAGTGAATATAGTTAACAACACATCATCCTCTACAGCTCCTTCGTATTCATAGTCAGTATTCATTTTACGAAGCAATTCATATACACCCTTTTTTACTTTACCATATACCAACACAAAATCTACAGTATAAGTTTCAGTGACTTCACCCGATGCATATGTATATTGAATTTCATATATACCGTCTGGTAATTCATCGTCTGATGTACCAATTGCTATGCCACTTACTTTAAGCATAGAACAATCCAACTCAAATACCATATCATCAACCGTAACAAACGGTCCAAATTCAGTATAAAGGTCTATTGTATCGTATGTTGTTTCTACTCCATCAGACTCAGTAATTTTTATATCAAGCTCTAATGCAGTGGTTGAACCACTAACGCCTATGTTGGTATATAATGGATTGGGAATACCCCAACCAGTAGATGTGCCAGTACTGATTTCACCTGTAGTGTCTGTAATTGTTAGTAATTTATTGTCGTTACGTTCAGTAACTTCAAAATTTAAAGTAAATGCCATTTTATATTTTTTAAAGTAAAAAGAGCGGGCTTTTATACCCGCCCTTAAACATTATCTAAGTATGTAGTATTATTTCAAATACTTCACGAAAACTGTTCCACTACCAGCTATCCCTGTTCTTGCACTATCACTAGATGCAAAATTAATCCAGAGATTTCCACCAGTTGGTACATACACACCCATACCAGCAGGTGCCTGTGAACCAACAACAGTTTGTACTAGCACATTAGATGCTATAACGTTGCTAGTACCAAGAGCAACTGTCCCAACAAGAGCGTTGATAGTACCATTTTTCATATTAGACATATTCGTCAAAGCACCAGGAACGAAATATTTAATTTCATTCACTATAGCTCCAGCAGGAATATACACATTAGCATCAGCACTAAGTGTAGATGCAGTATTTGCAGTAATATTTGCAGGAAACGCAAAAGTACCTAATGCAACTCTTTCAACTAAAAATTCATTTGCCATTTCTATATCCTCCTATAATTAAACTACAACATTAGGTAAAGCCATAGGCGTTGAAGCCATCCAAGGATTAAGTACGGCCAGAACAGAAGCTTCCTGAGTTCCAGTAGTAGGAACAACAAAAGCAATCTGAGTTGTAATAGGAGCTTGCTTCACATACTGATTGTCTGGTGATACGTATGACTTATCATGTTCAATAGTTATGATGTCATATGTAGCACCGGCAACAGTGCGCATAGCAGGCTGCTTAACTGGAAACATTGTAAAATTGGTAACTCCCCTATAAGGAAGAGCTCTCTTCTCAATATCCCTAACCTGTTCCCATGTACCAGAACCATATTCAGCTGCTGTACGAGTAAGCGAAGTAGTACTTGCTTCCTGCCAATTTCCATCTGAATCTACATAAAGAATGAATGATTCAAATTCAACCATTCTAAATTCTTCAAGATCATTGACTGAAGTTGTACATTCAGGAATTGGTTTACCTGTAATAAGAAGTGTATCGGTACCTGCAGTATAAGTACAAGTAACTCTAGCTCCACTATGAGCAGTAACTTTAGCTGCTATAGCTGCACCAAGATTATCCAAAGTAGCGTCAGCAGCTATTACCCTATAAGTTTGAGTAAACTGACCAGGATGTTCATTCATATCTTTATAAACGATACGAAGAATATACTCTGTACCAGCTACTGGAGTAAGAGCTGTAAGAACCCAACTGTCAGTTTGTTCTGATTTAGCTGCGTATGAAACACCTTTATAACTCCTAACAAGTCTACCTTCTATAGGATCTGAAAAAATCAGACGCCTATTACTGGCTGTAGATGTGCCAGTTTCATTCACGTAGGTGTAGGTTTCGCCTGTACCTTGACAAATATATATAGTATCGGAATCAGCAATAGTAGAACCGGCTGCCAATACTTTAAAATTCTTGTCAAGAACAACGACCTCACCATCAGCAAGGCCCGTTGAAGCGACTGTTGTAGTGATGATTGCACCATCTACAACCTGAGCATCCCGGCTAATATCCTTACCGATTAATAGTTTATTTGTCCTTTGTAACATTATTATTTTTATTTATTATTTAATTATTCCGTTACTGACATTTCTTCAGCATATGAACCATGTCTGGGTTGTTCAATATTTTCTAACGCTAATCTAACTGCTAAACAAACTATTTCATCATGAGTATGTTCAGGCAAATCACAACTAGTGCCAGAATATGCCACAACAGCAGGTGATTTCAAATACCTAATGTATGCATTAGTAACAGAATAATTTCCATCTGTAATAAACTCTATTGTATTATTATAAAATAACCGAAGAGGTTTTGCTTGATTATAATGAAGAATATAACTAGAAAAAGGATTATCTATTTCTTGACTATATTCATCCGCAGTAATTTCAGTGACACCAACTCTACTAGAGATTGTGCCAACTAATATACTAACTTCCTCTCCTAACGACAGCCAATATGCTCCTGCCGTACTAAATACAGTGTTACTAAATCCATTGGTTAAAACATAACCATTTGGTTTAGTAGCACCACTAGAGGTACAGGGTATAGTAACTTCCCTCACCAATGTCCTTAAATCATCTATCCTTTTCTGTGACTGTTCAAAACCTTCTTTCCTAAAATTATTACCACTATATCTAGTTTTAACAAACTCACGTATAGCTCTATTTAACCAATAATCTTTTTCATTATTAGTAAAAGAAGGATACTGCAAAGAATTAACCTTATCAAGTTCTAAATTAAAAGCAGTATGCATTTCTGATATAGTCATAATTATTCAGGTGATGTAAAATCAATTTTAGTAATATCTATACCTTCATCATCTCCAGAACCAACTAATACAGGCTTTTTAACCTTAGTTTTCTTTGGTTCTTCTTCAAGAATCTCTTTTCGTATAGCCACTGGTTCCGTACCACCTAAAGTAGACTCATCTCCAGTAGGCAAATAGTCTTTAGATTCTATTGCTGAAAGTATGCCAATTTTAATATTTTGATTTTTAGGATTATTCAAAAAGTCTATTGTTTCCTGCATACTATATCCTATAACATCACTACCGTATTTATAAATATTTTTATTCCTACGTATAACATTTTTAGATATAGCCTGCTCTATAACAACTTCAATTTCTCTATCCTTATTGTTTATCCATTTCTGCAAGAACATTTCTGGATTAGATTCAACTATTTTGAACAATGAATTTTCAACTAATTCACTACCAGCACTGTCTGCATTTTGCCCAAACAACCTTAAGCATTTGCGCATATCTGTAAGAGACATTTTCCTAAATTCAGATATAGCATCTACTTTAGATTTATTAAGCATATTTTCTCTCTTAGCTTCTTCATCCTTATTAGTGAGTAAATAATCAGCTGTAGCTTTACGCTCAAATATAGATGTCTTTACTCTTTTATGATTTTTAAGGAATAAGTATTTAATTTCGTCAAGTGGATCTTCTGTTTCTAAATAAACAGGATCTGCACCTATTCTAACTGTAAAATTATTCCAATAAGATGAAGATGCAAGTAAATTCTGACCAATTAATTTCCCCAACCTAGTAGCATCCTCAAAAGAAAGTCCTGTATAAATATTACCAGATCTAGTATAATATGGGGCCAAATAGTCATAGCAATTTTTGTATTTCACGATATTAGTCCTATGACGACCAGGTATCGGACTAAGCACTACTCTCATATTTTTATATATGGTTTAAATTAAACTTAGGTGTACAGGGGGATTATCCATCCCCCAGTTACACCATATATTATTATTCAGCGTCGCATATCAACTCACCGCAAGTAGTTGGATCAGCAAGCATAATACCCTGTTCTGACAGGAAATGCACTGAGTAACCATCTTTTGCATTTGAACGAAGAGTGCTAACTGATGTTGCAAATCCCTGTCCGGGAGCCAGCGAACCACCAGTATACCACTGAACCATTTCACGTCCTTTACGGACAACTTTACGTAAATTTGCTTCACCATCCCTGTTGCCAATATCGATTATAGTAATACGATATGACTCAAGAGGTTTACCAGATATCGGGTGCAGTTTACGATTGTGAATAGGATCATCATACAGAGGAAGATGTTTGAGTGTAAGCTCAATACCATTCAGACCTTTATATGTAGTAAACTGTCCGCCAAGCGTCTGACTCTGACCAGAACCTGTAACAAATTTAGTATCAGTTAAATTGTAACCCGAAGCTTTGTCTCTAAGAACCCTGTCGAATTCACGAAGTCCCATTTCACCAGAGAATGCAACAAATTTGCGCTCTGAATGTCCAAGGATATTATATGAAAGATCGGACAGGAATGTGTCCAAAGTGTCCAAAGTAAGAGTTGTATAGTATCTCTTATTTGCAGGAGCAATCTGCTCAAGCAAACCAGAACCTATATAAATAGGACGTCCATTCGTACCAAATAGACCAACAGTACCATCAGATGCAACATTGCATTTCTGATATACCATCATTCTATCAAGTCTTTCGTACCACTGACGAAGCGCTGTCCACTCCTGCCATGTTGACCAGTAATAGGTCTGCTGCTTTGTCTTAGGATCCCTAAGTTGCATAACCATAACTGAAGCAAAAGCATCACCGGTTATATCATATGAAAGACGAAGTGTCGTCAGATAGTTCCTAGCTTTGAAAGGAGTCTGATAATTCACGATATCAGCTTCTTCACTGTAGTCTTCATAAGCAGACCCAAGTCTACTTACTTTACAACCAGGTGCAAGAAGTGAAGGCGGAATATAAGACTCATCTTTACCATCTGCTACAACTACCGTATATACGAATTCTGAACCGTCCTGATATGGTTCACCTATAACACGTGCTTGAAATTCTTTATCATCAAACTGAAGAATAGCACCAGGGCCAAACCACTTTTCACCAAGCCAAAGCTGGATAGGTGATTTAGCGATACCAGGAACATCTGTAGAAGTTATGGCTGCACCATTCCATTTTGCATCTTTAATAGGAATAGCACGGTCATGCTCAATCATAAGATCCCACTGGTAGCTATTTGACTCAATTGTCATTGTCTGACCAATACCGTTCGTTATGAAGTCTATGACATTACCTCTATCGTATATACCGAAAATATAAGATATAATCGGCGATACGCGATGAGGCTCTGACATAAGAGCATTAGCCAGCATCTGTTCGTCAACTAAGCCACTAAAATATTTGGTACGATAAAGAACTAGATTATTAAGAATATTGTTCTCCATTACCTTACTTAAAAATTAATTAATTATTTGTTAAAAAATTATACCTCTACCAAAATCGCCTAGAGAACCACCACTCAATTTACCGCCTTTTGAGTTATCTTTGTCTACAGTTTTATTACTCCTAGCTTTAAGTTTGTCTCGTAAAGTCTTATAGGCGTCCGAGTCCCCTTTTTTATTAACGTCACCAGTCTTAATTTTATCTTTGTTTTTAGTAAAATAAGCTGATTCTAATATATTTAATACGTCTCCTCTAAAATCCTTCTGATATTTAGTTAATCCGTCTTCATCCGGAACGAAAACGTACTGTAATAGTTCACGTTTTTCTTTCTCCGAAATAGGGATACCTCTAAAGTTTGATACGGTCTTTATAGTAGCAATAACGTCATCGTAAAACTTTTGTTGCTGTTTACGAGCATTCTCTGCAACTTTTTTTTGCTCTGCTAATAGCGATTCTTGTTTTTTCTGATTGAAATCTTTTAGTAATTCTAAAGCATCTTCAGCTTCTTCCTTCAAAGTTTCAGCTTCTTCATACCTAGTAATCATGCGTTTAATACGTTCTTCTTTATATCCTTGATTCAATAAATTCTCACGTATAACTGCTCTTTGATCATATTCTTTTTCCAAATCTAAAGATTCCAAATCTAATCTACCGCTATACATTTCTTTATAGAAAGTACGCAAGTCTCCTCCATTACGAACATACTCATCATACTCCTCTACTTCCTTAGAAGCATATGTTGGTTTTGAATTTTCTGCAATGATCTCACTCATAAGTTCTAAAACTTCATCAACGCTTTCAACTTTAAGATCTTTATCGTCCACATCTAAACCAAGTTTCTTAACTAATTCTCCAGCAAAGAAAGAACTTATTTCAGACTCATACTCTTTATCTTCATTTGACTTATCATCTAAATCATCTGGTTCAGATACAACATCTGACTTCTTATCATCCTTCTTTATAGGTTCATCAACCTTCTTATCAACTGGTTTATCATCTGGTTTATCATCTGGTAGATCTGGTTTATTATCATCATCTCCACCTAATTGTTTCTGTAAATCATCAGGATCTATATCCTGATAATTACTATCTGTGCCTAAATCATCAGCAACTGGATTAATACCTGATTTATTCCCTACAATAAAATCAGCTAGTACATCAAACCCAGGTGTTGGTTTCTTATCTTTATCAGCCATAATTATTTATTACTTTTATTAACTGGTTTATTTGCTGCCTTCTTTTTAATGGCAATCTCTTTTTCTTTCTGTGCTTCAGCTACACGATTAGCTCTAATCTGTTCAGTAAGTTGTTTTTCTTTAAGTTTAATGTCAGATTTAATCTTCTCTTTTTGTAACTGCACTTTCATCAATTCTATTCGATCTAATATCCCATCATCATCCACATCAGCATCTTCCAAACCATTATCTTTAGTTTCTGCATTAATCAATGCCACATCTATTGCTGTTTCAGCCTTACGTATAGAATCTTCTTCTTTTATTCTATTTTCTTCTGCTTTTTGTTCTGCTAACATCTGTTGTATTTGCATTTGTGTTTCTTGTTCACGCTTAGCCATATCCTCTTGCATCTTATTCTTACGCTCATCTATTTCAGCTAATTGACGTTTCATCCTAAGTACATTATCACCAGTCATTACCTCAGCAGCCTCAAGCAATGTAGCTCCATTCTGAACAGCATATGGTAACAAAGTCTTTAATGCTTCAACATCCATAGTTTCTTTAGTAGAATCTATGACAAATACATCTAGATCAGCATATAAAAAATCTTGAGTTATCTCACCAAATACTCTTGACATATCAGGTAAAATAAAATGTAATGTGCGTTTACCTGAATTACCCCAAGCATACTTAGCAGTGTCAAGTAACATATTCAAAGACCTGCGCTTAACCTGATTATGTTTCCAAAACAAAGGTTCTGTAATATGCGAAGATTGTATAATAGTTTGCCGTACATTACCAACCAATTCGTCCTTTTGGATCTGTCCTTGTCTCTGCTTAGATACCCCAGATATTTCATCTATCATATCCTCTATCTTCACCATAAGTTGAATATAGCCAGCTATAACATTAGACATACTCAAATCAACAGAACTAAATTGATTAAATGACGAAGGTTTACCTCCTTCTCTACCAGGTATATCCCATCCTTCTTCATAAGGATTAAAAAATACAACACCCAAAGATGACAAGTAATGCAAGAACTTTTCAGTAGTTACACCCATTGATTTAGGTATCTGTGTAATATCCATAACCAATGCTTTACCTTTATCTCTAGCAAGTGCTATATCCAACCTATACCATAGTACGAGATACATATACTGTAAGGGTTTCATTATTTCAAGCAATGATTTACCCCTTGAATTAGTATTACTATAAACTCCACCAGTAAATGGAATTTTATTTTCATATAAAGATTCAACAGATTGATGCTGAAATTCTATCGGTTGTATACCAAAATAAGTATCTGTACCTATTCTATATCCTTCCCATATCTCAGTAATCCACTCCCACTCAATCTTTTCATCTTTATCTTTTTCATAGGTTTCGTCTATCATAGTCATTTGTTCTTCACCATTTTCATCAACAAATGATATAAAACCTATCCTTTTATATGAAGACCATACTACATGGTATACCTCTAAAGCATCCTCAATATCCTCTCCATTAAGCATAGAATTAGTCAAAGTAGTATTCCATACAATACCTCCTGTACCAGATATCTTAGTCATACCTTTATTACCTTGAACCATTTCAAGTATCTTATCTAAATCTGCCTCATCTAATTTATTATAATATTTATCATAAATAGTAGATGGGGACATGTATTGAAGTCTTTTAAACCAAGTAGACTGATCAATGAACTCTATATCCTGACCACGATCATAGTCAGCATATAATGGATTGACACGTTCAAATACTGGCTCTCCATTAAGTATACCTATATAATATAATTCCTCACCAGCAATCAAGGCGTCTTTCCAACCTTTGAGAAATTCATTTGTAATATTCAATTTCTCTTTAAGATAGTTTAATGCATTATAAGCAGTTTCTTCAGCTATATTCTTATAACTAAACTTCATATACCTTTGCAAGTCTGCCAAATATGTATCATCTTCAACAGGCGAATTTAAAGTATCAATAAGATATTGTAAAATCATCTGTTTATATTCAGTTTGCATACCACTAACAGCATCGTCATTAGTTTGTATGACTTTAAATGTAAACGCCCTTTTACTTTCTTCACCTAATAGTAAATCTATCTTAGGTCTTATTATATTATGATTTTGCATCTTAGATGGGAAAGTATCACCAACATTAAATGGATCTGTTACATGTTTAAAATCTTTCTCATTAAAATTACTATTATAAAGATCATATGCTATTTTCATACGATCTTTACGACTAGAATTATTTATAACATCCCCATCAGAACTTTTAGCAATAATGGCATCTACGCATTGCTTTTTCCATTCATCGGTTTTTTCCCTCAGTGGAATCTTCTGTACAGGAAAAACATTACTACTGTAACTCATTTTCTAATTTCTTATATCCAACCAATTTTATTTAATTCTTTAAACAGTGGCTCAGCAAATAACCACCTAGACTTATCATAGTCTTTTTTGCTTTTAACATGGACATGATGTAACTCCTCCTTATAAATCATTATCATCATAAATGCCATTACCCTATCAAAATTACCTTCATCATTGTAAGATATTAACTCTTCTAACAATGCTTCTGAAAATATCTTTGTTAGATTTTTACTACCTGGGGCATATTCTTCATTAAGCCAATCTTTGATTAATCTCTCTCCCCATAATTTAATTTCTTTGTTCATATGTATCCCTTTTTTACGAGATACTTTAGTACCAGTCTGTAGTACATCATTTATTACATCTGGTTGATCTGCTAACAAATACTCTTCATGCTGCTGAGTAAAGTATACATAAAGTCCCTTCTTCTCATTTTCATACAATAATTTAGCATTATAGTATTTTATCAGCCTCCTAACTATTTCATAGAATTCCTCTGCTGTATCAGGCCTACCTGTATATTCTGCAACTGGTAAATCATAGTAAGATTCAAAATTCTGAAACCTCTTATACACAATAACTGAACCTAAAGAGTCAGTAGTAGAATGATCATGATCGTAAGGATCACAGTTGTGTGTTGGTATATGATGAGTACAAAAACTATGAGTCTCTGTTTCAAAATTATACACAACCCCAGTATAACTTCCTTTTGTAATATCTTTTATTTGAAAATATATATATTTGTTATCTTCGCTTAAAAAACAACCGGTTTTTGGTCTTGTTCTAACTTGCTTTATATTATCTTTGTCTATTTTTGATAGTTTACTTCTAATGTCAAAATTACACATATTTGCAAAATTAATGGAATCTGAATGACCAAACCTTAAATGATATGCTTCGTGTTGTTTGCCAATTCTACCTTCTATATTATATTCCCCCTCTTCTCTTAACTTACATAAATTTCCTACTAAACCCAATGAAAAAGCAACATCTTGAAAATCTTCTAATAATTTTAAATTCATGCTTACAAATTCTAAAGATATATATCCTCTTCTATCTTTATATATACAACCATTTGAATCTAAAAAACCAAGTAACAAATTTTGTTTAATGATGTTGTTTTCATATTTAATGTGTTCTGGAATAAATTTATCAGACGCACATCTACCAAATTTAAGTAAATCACCAGATAACCATTTATCTGAAAAACAACACTCTATTGTATTACCACGAATACGTTTATACACATTCTTATTATAGTATTTTTTTACGTATTCTTCAAATCGTTTTATCTGTGTGTAATTAGAAGAATCAAAACAAATATATATATTGTTTTTAGAGCACCATCCATCTCCTAACCATAATCCTCGAAACCACCAATGATCTGGGTCTTGCATTGCTCCAAATACTTCCCAATAATCTTCATTCTTTTTATCTAAATATACATTAGGATATTTAACCCAATTTCCAACTTTAATATCTGATACTTTTTTGAAATCAAAATTAAATAAATTTTCTTCTATTAGATTTTGTTTATTTAAAGAATGGTCTGATACATATATAGGATGTTCTTTGGTAAACGTTGTTGTCCTATAAGTATTAGACATTTTTAGAGTATATATATCTTCATCAACCTTGTCGTATTTCAGAAATGCTTTAATATTAACTAAATCGCCATCTTTGTCTACTAGTCTATTGGTATTATTAACATCCTCAACATTAAGTAATCCCTCATTTGTAAATACTTTTTCTCCAGGTAATAAGCAACCAGCTATGTATAAACCATATGGAGGATCATCCACAGGATGTTCCCATATAACTATAGCACCATGTTTATTCTGTCCTGGCTCAAGTCTATATTTATTAAGATCTTCATTCTTTTCACTTATTTCCCATCTGAGCATTTTATCTTTATCATACACTAAAGCACCAACTTGTTTGAATCCACTTAGTTTTTTTGAATTACGTATATTAGCCAAATGCCTAATAAGATCCGCCTTAGGGAATATATTACCTTTAATATTTAAAGTAGCCTCCGCCGGAGTAAATGGATGCTCACAAATATACCTATCAATAGATGACCTATCACTAGCATTATCTAGTACTAACTTTCTTTGCTCTGTTGAATATTTTATAGCTAATGGAATATTTGAATTACCATCCTTATCCATAAATGATTGACCATGACAAGATGTATCTTCACCATAGTACTCACCATACATATTGAAATACTCTGGAACAAAGAAACCACCTACTGTACCAAATCTTTCATCATCCCAACTATTCTCAATTGCTAATGCATTATACGCATTAGGTTCATAAAATAAATCCTTTAACCCAGTATAGTCAGCATCCTCAGACCCACCTGTACCGTAAGCAATCATTAAACCTACAGCAACACCAGAATCTTCTACAGATGGCCTAGCAATCTGCCAAGCAGTTTTTAAATTAGGAAACTTACCAGCTTCTTCCCAAAGGATTAATTTAGCTTTCTTACCCCTAGCCTTTTGTGGATCGTTCTTTAAACTTATACCAATTATTTCAGACTTATATCCTATCTCAGTTTGTACGCCATCTTTATTAATAACCATTGAAGCACGTTTGTGCATTTTTTGATCAATCTTTTGACGTTTTTTAGACCATGGAGTATGTTCGTCAATAAAGTCCATTAAATCCCAGGCCTTGGTTAACAAACCATCTTTGATTAAAAATTCATTCTCTGAAGCAATTGCATATGATTTAGAGTCTGGTATTAAATAAAAATTACGACAAAGCATTGACGAACCTTTATAACTATAGCCAGCCTGTCTTTTCTTTATAACCACTAAATGTTTACCAGTTCTTTCTGCTTCATCTATAGCCTCAAAATAAGCCCTATCATAATCATAAAATCTAGGAAAATCCCTAACTCTTTTCATTATCTTCCTAGTCTTACCATTTGGCATTTTAACTTGAGTCTCAACACTCAAAAGTATTGGAGAATAGTTCAAGTAGAAATAAAAATACCCTGGTATGTAATCTCCATCATCTGCAGTATAGCCAAATAAACAACGCCTATACTCTTCATCCCAATATTTACGATACTCTGTAGTACCCCTAGGAATAGCAGTGTAGTAGCCATTAGACTGATAACATATGGCTGCTTGCCTAAACTTATCAGAATTCTCTGTTCTCTTGACTACTACTTTATATGCCATAATCTTCTCCACTCCTAGGTATTTCGTACATACCTATATCTGTACCTCCCCTAGTTGTTGTTTTATCTAATTGCTCTCGCCTAACCATTTCTTCTAACTGAGACAATGATTTCACTATACTACCTACCTCTTTTAAATTACGGGCAAGTTCAGTAGCTGAAAATATGGGTTTACCATATCCATCTACCTTAGTAAAATCAATTTGCTCAAACCATTTAGCTAATTCCTCTGCTGCTTTTTTAGCACCTAATAATACACGAGTATTAGTAGTTTCCATTAGCTTTTTGAACTTACTTATTGCAACTATAATATCTTCATCTGGTTCCCAGTTAGGGTCATTAAATAAATCCTTTTTTAAGGTAAAATCTCTTTCATACTCACTATATCCCCTATATGGATTATCAGCTGAAAGA